CTCACCTATGCTCAGTGTGGAGACCTCGATCCCTTCGCAGTTAGCGACCATCTTAGCGAACTTGGAGCAGAGTGCATCGTTGGGCGCGAAGATCATGCAGATGGAGGAATTCATCTCCATGCTTTCTTCATGTTCGAGACCGAATTTAGGAGCCGATCTCAGCGTGTCTTCGATGTGCAAGGATGCCACCCTAATATTGTCCGCGGCTTTGGAACACCGGAGAAGGGTTACGACTATGCGATCAAGGATGGTGACGTCGTTGCGGGCGGCCTCGAGAGACCTGGCGGAGCACGCGTATCTCGAACTCGCGATCCGTGGGCTGACGTCATCATGGCGTCAACTAGAGACGAGTTTTTTGAACTTGTCTCGCAAGTGGCTCCTAGGTCACTTTGCTGTAGCTTCACCTCCCTCCGAGCTTATGCCGACTGGAGATATCGAGAGGATCAACAACCCTACTGTACGCCTGCAGGACTATCTTTTGACACGGGAGAATATCCAATACTTGGTGAATGGGTACAACAAGCTTTGGTTGGACCTGGACATTCCGGTGAGTGCTTGTAACGCCCGTCACTCTGGAGAGCCCTCTTGCTCCCTCCGGTCGCGTGGCCTGACAGCCACTGTCGGGCTCACCTCCGTTCGAGGGCTCCAGAATAGAAAGAGTAGAAGGGGTTTTCTGAGTGACGGGCTGACTTGTTTGCTGACTAAGCACTGACTAATCATAGGTAGACGAAAGTCGTTAATCCTTTTTGGTGGGACGAGACTTGGCAAGACACTCTGGGCTCGTAGTCTTGGAAAACACGCTTACTTCGGTGGCTTGTTTTGTCTAGATGAGAGTCTCGATGACGTCGAGTATGCTGTTTTCGACGATATGCAAGGTGGTTTCGGTTATTTTCACTCGTTTAAGTTTTGGTTGGGGGCACAGAAGCAATTTTACGCGACGGATAAATATAAAGGAAAAAAACTGATCAATTGGGGAAGGCCTTCTATCTATATCGCCAATGAAAATCCATTGGCTGATCCGGGTTTGAAGGCCGGAGACGTTGATTGGTTGATGGGCAACTGCGAGATTGTTGAGGTTATGACCTCACTTCTCGTGCCAGTAGAAGGTGGCGTGGGGTTGGAAGTATAGATCATCTGATCCTGCCACACCTCCTTGATTAGGCTCAAAGAAATCCACAATATAATAATCGCCCATTCCATAACGTGATTCCGATGACACTGCTGATGTGAACATAGCATCGCCATCCTCTTCATCCTCATAGTAGATGTTCTTGTTCATGGCATGCCACAAGTTGACGAACTTGGTGGTGCCTACGCTGTTGCTCGATTTGATTTGTCGTACTCGGTCGTATTTGACGGTGATGTTGCGTGTGTCAACCTGGGCGTTGAATGGTGATGACCAATCTTCACCCTGCTGACCTCGGAAGATGCGTTCCACTGCGGTGCTAGTGGGATGTTGGTGAACCAATCGGGCCATTCCGTTTGACGTAAGACGGAAGAACTCTGACGTAGTTGGATCCACATCGCCTAGGGTGATCGAATCACCTTTGACTGTGAAGCAGATCCTACGCCACTGCCATCCGATTCCTCCGAGTGCCTCGAGACGAATCCGTTCTTTTACGCCACGCGCAAAGATAGTGGAGTTAGTTCTGACCTTCATGTCGATCTTTCGGCCCTTCGTGCCAGTGAAGGTTTCCGCTGGCCGGGCAGTCGCAATCCATGTGAACGTGTAGAAGTTTCCTATGCCTGCACTCATGCGTGCACCCCCCTGGACAAATGTACCGGGCGTCTCCACGTCGGAATACGACAACATGCTGTCGCTCTTCTTCTGACTCGTCTTGTTGAGAATCGCACGTGTAGTCCATCTCTTCCTGTAGGTTCGCCTTTTCCTTACGTAATTTCGGCGGGTTGAACGGTATGTTTTTCGGCGTCGAGCGGGGTATCTTCTTCGGGTGTATCTTCGGGAGTACGGCATCTTGTGAACAGTAATCAGCGCCGCAGTTTGGGTTGTATTGGCAGTCGTGTGATCCCATTGTGGTCTGATTTTTACGTAACTGGGGGAGGGGTATTTATAGTTTTTTGGGGGCCTGATTCTTGGCTGCTGCCTAGAGTCACGTGTCAAGAAGGATAAAAGGGAGTGGGAGGGAGGGAGTCCGGGAGGATAGAGTATAATATTAAACTCTATCCTCCCTCTCTTTGCCAAGCTTATCTTATGCCCTTTGAATTTCGAGCCAAATATGGACTCCTCACCTATGCTCAGTGTGGAGACCTCGATCCCTTCGCAGTTAGCGACCATCTTAGCGAACTTGGAGCAGAGTGCATCGTTGGGCGCGAAGATCATGCA